CATAAAACAGTCATCGATAAGCGCAGGATCAAGACGATGAATTGGATTAATAATAATTTAGTATTTCCTGGCATTAAAGGTGCTCCTCGCTGCCCTGATGAAGTTAGTAAGTTATGTAAGAAATACGCCAATTTAATCGGCAAGCCAACTTTTACTATGCACGGTACAAGACATACCCACGCCACACTTCTCATTGAAAATGGAGCAAATATGAAAGCCATACAAGAACGCCTAGGCCATGCTTCGTTTCAAGAAACAATGGATACCTACTCACACGTCACTCCTAAAATGGAGGATGACCTTGTGGAACGCCTCTCTAAAATATTCTGATGTCAAAATGATGTCAAACCCCATAAGACTTTATGATGTCAAACAAAAATAAGGGCTTACAGAATTACCTGTAAGCCCTTATTTTATTAGCTTGGTGCGGTTGGCGGGACTTGAACCCGCACGAGCGTTAGCTCACCACCCCCTCAAGATGGCGTGGCATTTAAAGTTCACACACAAAACTTATAAATACAGCAATTATCTAGCTCGATTACTAGCGTATCTATTTATATTTCACTATATTTTTATATAATATGATGTCAAAATGATGTCATATATACATTTATATTTCTCGGATAGAATAGTGGAGTCCAAAGAATTTGATAAGCTTCAAAACATTAGATCTACAATATCTCCTTGGGGCAGGAATCAGTAACGATTTATCGCTATTAATGTATACCGCCTTTACATTTTCTTTCCAAACAAATTCAGGGAAATGCTCAGCTAATCCCAAAACTTCCCAAGCCTCTCTGTCAACAGCAAGTATCCCTTGACCTAATTCCCTTTGCATGGAACATATTACGTCCCACGCTTCAGCATAGTTCGACACGGGCACTGGGTCCCTCATAAAATGTGGATTACAATTAAGAATTTTCAGCATTACTCCCACCTCCTATTATTACCCTAATTACACCATATTTTTAGATTGTATGCAATAAATTAAATATAAAAAAAAGACCTTACCAAGTTATATCCTGGTAAGGTCTTTTATATAGTCAATCCATGAGTCCACCTGCTCATACTCAGGAGATGTATGGATCACCTCTCAGTCATCGACGAATTGCACCTGCCAATCCAAATACACCGCTTACCACGGCCCATGTGTCACGTTGCCGTTTAAGGCGCTGTTCGGTTCGTTTGTTGCGTTTGATTTGTTCTGTCAATTCTTCTAATGAGGTCGAGGCTTCGTTCAATTTCGCTTCTTGCGTTGTCAAGAGATTGGAGGCTTTCGTTAATTCTTGCCCCTGTTTCTCGTTGATTGCTTTGAGCGCGTTCAATTCCTTCGTCCGTTCTTCGTTGATAATCTTCAATTCTGTTAATGCTGTTCCCTGCGTCGCGGTTAAGCTGTTGGCTTGCTGCAATGCTTTCTCGGAGTTGTTGATTGAGCTTTCTGCTTTCATCAAGCGCCCTTTGAGTTCGTTCCAACTGCTCACGGGTACGCTGATAGTCGGCTCTTGTGTCGAGGTACCCTCCGATGAGGCTGCATGCGAAATAGATGGAAATAATGCTAAGCACACCACAAATAACACGCTTAAGAGTAAACGCAGATATAACTTTGTTCTTGATAGTTTCATACATGGTAACTCCTTCCTAAATTGTACTACCCCACTGAGCACCCCACCATCGAGCGGTGCCACGTAACCAGTCACCACCACTCCATCGTTCGTCGCCCTCATGGCACACCAAGAGGTCCCATCGGTCAACGTTGGAGTCTGGTCCGTACGTATTATTTGGATAGCCCGTCGGATCTAAATAATAGAGGTCCAATCCGTCCCGATTATCTGCTGCTTCGGCGTGCGTCATCTGATGTTGTAGGTCAAGTGGTACACCCGCATTGATAGTGAGCACTGCCATAATTTGTGTCATTGTGACTAACTGCGCTTTTGTTGGTGGTTCGCTACCTAAATTATTTTCACTAACAGCATCCCAACACGCTTCAATGGCTATCCCTACAGCGTTACTGTTGCGCATGTAGGTATGTTCCTTATAGTCTGTTAAGGCTTCCATATCCGTCCACATCGTGCCAGTTCGGTCAATGTTGATATGATAATCCGCAAAGTGCTTACCACCCTTTACACCTGTCCAATGGTAGTACGCTTTTTCAATTTTTCCATATGCATCGAGTGCTAAGGACTTTAACTCGTCCATTGTTAATTGTCTAAACATTTATTTCCCCCTCTCGTCATGGTTAATATCATCTGCTAATTGTTGTATACTAGGTCGGTTCAAGGGTAATGCATTCTTCTCCTCTAACTTATCAGGGATGCCATTATGGTCTTTATCTATCCATAGCGCTAAAAAGCCAACAAGCGCTGTAAGAACAGATGGGATAAATATATGATCTATGATATTAATACCAACACTGATTAACTTGTTGGCTTCATCAGATACATAACCACTAATAAAAGCCATAATGTATTGAGTAATCACCAACAAAATAGGCACTAGCATAATAAATACTAGCGCCCGTGTAGCGAATATACCTGTAGGGTGGATGTTAGATACCCTTACAGATTGATATGATTTTTTAACTGTATTGATGAGATTTTGCGGTATGTTCATGAAACTCCTCCTTTAACTCATCTATACGCGACTCCATTCCTTTTACCCTTGTGGCTAGTTTCACGTGTTCTGTATATGCTTTTACACGTTCTTCACGAGATAACTTAATTTCATTCTTCAAGTCATTGAGGGTTTCTGTTAAAACCCCCATTTTTTCTTGGAAAACTAGAGTGTCTTGCAAATGTTGCAAGTCACGTTTTTCCAATAACGGAAGCACCAATACTTTATAGGTAAGGCCTGCCACTACACTAACAATGGTTAGTGTAGTGAGGATGTCATCTAACTGAAATTGCCATGTCCACATTCAATTATCTCCTTACCAAAGTATTACACTGGCTTCCACTTATTATTATAAATATCCCATATCATAGAGGAATCATGATTATACACCTCTAAACCTACTTTATTAAAACTAATATCGCTAGGCGGTACGGACTCATCTGCTACGATGATTTTATTAGGGCCGTATTTATTTGAGTATTTATCTCGAAGATTTAAATTGTTATCTTTCCACACAAATGATGGAATTTCTAATACTTTGATTTCAGAAATTTCAAAAGCGTCTATATTAATATCTGTAGCCTTCGGTAAATTAACAACGTTGTATTCCGTACCATAAAAGGCGTCTGCACCTACTTTAACAACATTAGGGCAAGTCAATGTACCCTCTAAATCACTCCGTCCATAGAATTGTCTAGCCGGAATTTCGGTAGCTGTGGCAGCATCGAAACCAGGTTCAGGGTTTGGGCCTGGTTGTGGTTGAGATGGTTGATTCTTATTTGCTAAATTGTTAATAATCCCAACAATCTCACTATCAGAATAGCCTTTACTATATGCACCTTTTACCGCATCAAGGATATATCCATAAGTACTAGCGGGTTCAATTCTGTTGATTTCTTCTGCAAATTTGAATAATTTACCCTCAGATGTTACGCCTTTAGATTGAATAGCGTCTCTAATTTGAGTGATATGACCACCAAATTTATCTAGTTCGGCCATCAAATCTCCAATAATTGCTTGTTTCTGTCTTGTCATAATTAATTTCCTCCATTGATTTTTCGTAACTCAATAATGATTTGTTCTAATTCATCTTTAACAATGAACTCTGAAGTGTCAGGAGCTGGGCCAGGCTCACCTCTATCTCCTGGGTCCCCTTTTTCTCCTGGGTCCCCTTTTTCTCCTTTGAGTTGTTGCTTTTGATTTTCAGTTAAATCTTCAAAACGTACTTGTAATTCGATAATTTGTTTGTCATCTTTAATACTTATATTGTCTTCAGCGTCTACATAAACATTAACATCACTCATATTATTTACCTCTATTGCTGACGCCTTCAAGAATGGTTAATTGACCTTTAACGAGGCATTTAACAGGTCTACCGCCTGCCCAAACAAATAAATCCCACACGTATCGGCCGTCAAGAAATTCTTTTGTATCCAAAGAAAGGATAATTCTACAGCGTTCACCTGCTGCTAAATTATCCTTTGATACCGTGATATTAAATTTGGCTCTATACCATTCATCATAAGTAGACTGTCTTATACATGCAAACAAATCCTCTGGCTCTACTTCGCCATTATATCCAATCGTTAAGGTGATGAACTCGCCCTTAATAGCTGATAGATTATGCTTGACCGGCGTCATTATCTTCACCAACTTCTAAATCCATTAGATCATTATGAATACAACCTTCTGTTGGGCAGGTGCCATCATTATTTAAAGTAGCCCAACAGTATTCACAGAAATGCATTACTGGGACATCGCTTTTAATATCTGCCATAGTTATTTCACCGCCTTAATCTTAGCAATCATTTCAGTATTAATCTTTTTAAATTGTTCTTGCAAATCGCTTATGTCGCCGTTTGCTAGGCGTCTACGTATTAACGCCTGGTCCAGTGCTTCAAAACGACGGTTATAATAAGAACGAATCTCCGCAATCTTTTCAGCTTTTGTTAACTCATGAACTAGAGCAGATACAAATTGACCACCTACATACAATTTACCTTTCATGAATTCATCTAGCATACCATCACCATCTGCTGAGTAAATATAGTCAGCTGCATCAGGATAGTCCTGTTTAGCAGTTGCCAGTAATTCATCTTGCGTTACGGTGTTATCAACAAATGAAGTAATGCGTTTACCTTGTGTATCTAGTACAAATACATATTGATTCATCTTTAGCCCTCCTTATGCTTTACCGATACAAACCCATGTGAAGTTGCCAGTATTACCACGATTAGTTAAAAAGCGAATTGAAGTTCTATTGTTAGCAGAATAACCACTATTCCAACCTATAAAGTATTCATCACCACGAGTAGTAACGTCAGACAAATCATCTGTAGCTATTGCGATTAGTACGTTGCAATTAATAGGCAATACAACGTCCTTATAAGTATTTTGATTTTCAAACCAAGTTAAACCCCATTGGATAATAAAGCCGTTGGCAAATTTCACATATCCATTATTACGATCAAGCTTAGATGCTACGATAGCGCCTTGTCCTAATAAGTTTTTAATTGTAACAAGCGTACTTGCCGGTGAGTCTTTCCAGTTATCACTACCAAGGATTGCTTTAATTTGGTCTGTGATAGGAGTGTGTGCGCTCGTGTCACGGTTATGAGCATCTAGCGCGCCTCTTGTAAGATATGCCGCGTCAATCTTCTTAACAGTTACATTTGTAGAATTGCCAATTACAACATCTAAGGAGAATGCTTTAGAATTGATTGGTGTCTCCTTGGACGGAATATAGGATGCGTAGTTGCCGCCGTTACTATATGCAATTAATTTAGCAGCGGAATCAGATTCTCCTTCTAAATTAGCATATACGCCTAATTCTCTAGCAAAGAATCCATTAGTTACCGTGCTATTGCCTACCGCAAATTCAATTCTAAATTGACCATCTCCTACGAATTCACCGTTAGAGGTAAACGGGCACTCCAATTTTGGAGCTATTACAGATGTCATAGTATCGATATTCTGATTATTAAGCTGACCGTCGCCCGTAACCAGTTTAATGTATTGCAACTTCTTGCCTGTTGCTTGTGATCGTGCAATTAACTCACGTCCGTAATTGGTTAATCGTGTATTTGGATAAATTGAAGCCATATAATCTCCTTATACTTTAATTGTTTCGAATACATCGAAACTCATACCTATATTAATTTCTGAGTTTGCCTTGAAATCAAATTCATCTAATGCTGCCCCGACATGAAATGACTCATATATATCGGAGGTAACACCGATATATATTTCGCCATTAAATTGAGTAGTGCTTTTAGTTTTGATGATTAAGTTCTTAGGAATTAAAGGCTCGACATAATCAATAATATTGTTTAATTGTGTCTCAAAGCCATCTACTACGTCTAGCCAGTACTCATACCTATCAGGTACAACAGAGTGCTCTACTACGTGATTACCGAATTTAAAATTGAGCATTTCTTGCACTTTAGGCATAGTAAAAGGGCGCTGACCTATTAATACCGATAGTATTTCGCTTCTGCGCCCTTCTGTATCTGTCAAATCAGGAGGATTAATACCTAATATTTGCTCCCAAGCAGCGAGACCGTAATCTGCAGCGGTATATATGTATTCCTCCTTAAAGATATCTAACATAATATCCCATAGTAGTTGTAGTTCAGCCGATTCTACTCGATACACTTCTTGGATATCCCGTGAATCTCGAGTTAACGGAACGGCGAATTGCGAGATATCAATATCTCGCTTAAAAATGCCGAAATCTGTAATCATACTGCCACCAAAGTAATCGTCCCTAATACTGGGATTTGATTATCCTTTAATTCTAATTTTGATATAGAGGCACCGTTTACGGTAATTCTACCCACATCAAGAACGTTTGGAAGTTCAACCATCAAAGCTGTTACCAGGCTAGACCGAAGAATAACATGATCCTTCTCGTCTTGATTACACCATTCTTTAGCGCGAATAAGTAATCGTTGCTTGATAGCGTTTTCTGCAAGTGTTTGAATTTTGTTAATTGTGTGCCCGCTCATCATAGTTACTTCAATTCGGTAGTTGACAGTTACAGGCTCAGCCTTTTCGATTGTTACAGTATGACCGATAGGAGCGAGCCCATAGCCTTTGCCTTTTGGTGCAGGGTCTATAACGTTCTCTACTTCCTTAATCAGTTCATCTGATGCAGGCTTGTAGTCACTATTTAAAACGACTAACTTAACTGTACCGCCACCATTCCAGCAGCGGTATACTTTAACGCCCCCTACACCAGGGATAGCTAATACCTTCTCTTTGTAATCAGCACCATTGCCGCCATAAGCTTTTGATTTTAAAGCATCAAAGTATCGTTTTCTAAACACTTCTGTGTCTTCTTCATCTTCACCCGGCGTGATATTCTTCAATATCTTAGCGGAGGTAAGGCCATTAATACCTTGTATTGGCGTAATATCACCTGTAGTCGCATTAGGAGTGCGTCCGTACTGTTCACATTTGAGCTTATACTTATGTTCCGTGTCGTCGATTAACTCTGTTACAACAAAGTTGTATTCGTTGTAATTAAACCTGGAGCCAATCGGTACCTCCATATTGAACTGCGCTTCAAATTCGCCTTGCGTTGCTGGTTCCGGGTAAATATTAAACTCTGCTGCACGAAGTATCAAGAATTCACGGTCTGCCGTAGTGGCAAACGCTTGTTTTAAAATAACATCTGCTAGGATATAGAGTTCTGCAAACTCCACGCTTGCTGGAGCTGTAGCATCGTATATAACACTACCTTCGCGCCGATCGAATTCATCTTTAACTCTATCAAGCATTCGTTTTTCAATTCGATTGGCCGTCATATGCTCATACAATACCTTTCACCCCTTTCTTGATTTTTTGTAGCGTACCGTAGATGGTATCTACATCAAATTCAACCATGACGTCACCACCTTCGTGGCTAAAATCAAAGTTATATACTTTAGTTATTCTATCGTCATTCAGTAAAGCCTCTTCTATGCGTCGCTGTAACTCAGCGTACACATACGGAATCGGCTGGCCGAATAAGTCTTGTAGTTCGATGCCGTAATTCCAACTGTAAATAATATATTGGTATCGCTCCGTATTGATGATTTTATAAATTGCTTGCTCCATAGCTCGCAACTTATCTGCATAGCCCCTAATTTGGCTATTCGTTCTAAAATCAACATCATACGTATGCGACGGCTCAATATAATTCACTGTGTCAGGAATAAGAGCATCGTTATTTTGTTTTGGTAATAGTAAATTATCTGCCATTACTTAGTCGTGCACCCCCTGTTCGGGTTATACCAACGGTCTAACGCTATGTAACGCTGCCCGCCTGTTTCCTTCAGCATAATGACTTTGTCGCCCATTACTAATTGGTTATGAACGAGATACTTCTTACGCCCTACGTAATCGTGGTTATGGCTAGCAAATTCAGCCATGCCTCCGCCACCTGCGCGGTTTTCTGTAACATGATCAACGCTCATCTCCATAGTCCATTCACAGGTGTTTTTGGTAAGAATAATATTCTCTTCAGGTACGGTTAGTTTAGGGTCAATCTTAATAGCGAGCGGTGATACACTGACAACTTCGCCGACGATTACTTCCATAGGTTCGCCATTCGATATAACGGTGCTCGCTATTTCTTTAATCGTGTTAACGATTTTCATGTACTCGCTATCCATTATTTAGCCCCCATTCGAATAATCTTAGTTGGCGCCTCGTCATTATGCCATGCATAATTTGCGTTGCCATATTTCATAGCATAGCCACGCTTAGATGAGTTACCAAAGCACCCGCCTGCGCCATCGGCAATAACAACGTGTTCATCATTACCATAAATCAACAAATCGCCTTTATTAGCGTACCCGTTGAATTGTTCCGTTGTATAGCCTTTAGCCTCGAGATTTTGACGAAGTGTATCCACCCTTGCCGTGCCTTTGTTGTACTCATCTTTCAAATCCGAATTGTACCAGGACCCGGTAGCGCATACCGTATCAGCGCAACCTTGGCTACCATACTGAGATACTCGGCCGTCATTGGCGCTGAATGCGGTATCGACTTGTCCCGCTGTACCTCCTGCCCCAGTAGTGACTGCAGTACCTTTGGCTTTCTTGGCGGCTTCAATCTTCTTAACCGCTTCGGCATCTTCGTCTTTCGCAACTTCATAAGCTGCGTCATTATCAACGTATCGTAAATCTAAATCCATTCCGTGAAATCCTGTTTTAAACGTATGAGTAACAGATGTTACCATCATGTAATTATTAACAATCATATCGCCAAAGTTTCGATTGATGTACACCAAGGATCCACCGCGCACACGCACATCACCAATGACATTTTTCAACTTAATCTCACGGCTTTTCTTGTTTTTGTGAGCCATGATTGCCTTGGCTTGCGCTACTGCATTGACGTCCTTCTCTTTAGGAATGAGCAGATACTGTAATCTGCCCCATTTCTCGATATTCTTATCGTCCTTAGCTATGAATGTGTTCTCCAATTTACTTGATGCACCATTTGGGACTGTACGGACGATTTTTACATAGTTGTATGTTTCCTTGTCTATGGAGGTCGTATACTGCACATCTTCCATACACTCATCATCGATGTAAATATCGGTTTTCATAGTTTCAAACGACGCTAGCCGTAACTCGCCCGCATCATCGTACAAATGGTAGAACGCATGATTAGGCGTGAATATGGCCGTTTTATCGAGTAATTGGCATATCATTTCTTGCAATGACTTATCTTTGAATATGGTTTGCGGTTTCTCAGGAGTTTTCCATACGGTGTCGTCCATATAACCACATTTCAAACCAAAGTCATCTGCCACCATTTTGATAAACTCAGTCGCAGTCATAGCTCCGATAACATAACAGTCTTTGTTCTTAAGATAACGTATCTGATCATAGCAAGTAACCGAAATAGAATTCTTGCCGTCTCGTTGTTTCTCAAATACGTACCCAAAGAATACCGCCCCTCCGTTTAAAGTGAATTTGACGGTATCGCCTTCTTCAAAATTGAGGTTAGGGTCTTTAGGTACTTTGAACGTCATCTTACTTGGAACACAGTCAACTGCTCTCGTAATTTGTACGCCGTCCTCCGATTCTACAAGCCATAAATCACCAGTACTTTTATTTCTGATGGTTAGCTCATAATAAAGTTGAGTTGGCATTGGTAACGGAACGATAGTGCCATTGATTTGAGATTTTTCGACTGTTTTCTTATCATCTATAGCCATTCGTTATTACCCTCTCGTTTAAGTTGGATAACTTGGCCAACTCCCAAGATAGCCGGTACAGCGATTTTGTTAAGTGCTGCAATTTGGAATAGGTTATCCGTATTGCCTAATTGCTTCTTAACAATTTGTTGTAAAGTCTGCCCTTTGGATACCTTAGCAGTAGATGCAGCCACCTTGCCGTCCGTTGGTCTGTCCGACTTAACGCTACCTTTTGCAGTACCGTCCTTATCGGTTTTTACTTCAATCCGTTTAGCGCCCCAATCTTTCCATTGTTTCAACGCTACGTTAGCATAAGAATCAAAGCCGTTATCCGCATCTTCTTCTATGACGTAGTTTTCAAGCGTACACTTCATGTTAGTCATAGCTAGCATCTGTCCGCCTGGTTTCATTCGAACTACGATAAATTGGAAGATCGTCTTTGTAGTTTTGAGTTTTTCGAGTTCATCGATATAGTACTTAGCCTTCTTAGACTTAAAGAGCAAGGACTCATTAAATGGATAATCAGAGTTAGGCAACAAGAACTTAAAAGCAAGGTCAGTAAGCCCTGCAGGTTTAATAACGTTAACTTCGCCTTTCCCCAATAGTTCCATTGTTTCGTTCTTGCCGTTGATAGTAGTGGTTAATTCTTTAGGGGGAATCGGTATCTGCATCGCCCCCATATAGAAGTAATACATTTAGATTCCCTCCCTTTGAATTGCAAATGCATCTTTCAAGCCTTTCGAGATTTGACTTGTGAAGCCATCTAGGTCAGTGCCGTTATTGATTTCCACATCGTTATTCATTTGGATGTGAATTACATTAGCATCTTGCCATTTCTTCAAGGACTTATCGATAGCACTTTCACGAAGTGCTTTGATTTCATCGTTAGTCATGTCGATAGACTTGGCAATCTTGCCTGTGTTTTTGGCGGTCTTTCCTGTATTTTTCTTAGTCTTATCGGCCGCATCATGATCTGCGCCCGGAGTAACTTTGCTAGCGTCAAACTCTTGAGGAGTTTTTATATTCGGCATGTTAGGCATTAAATCACCTAGGCTAAGGTTAGCCCCAATGTTATAGCCTTCTCCAAAAGCCCCTGTAACACTGGAATAATCCATCTTGCCCATGACGGTAGTTTCACCGCCGGCAATCTCGAACCGTTCTAATACACCAGTAGACCCGCCTACTTTATCGATGTTTACACCAGGGATTTTATTAATCGCATCGATAATATCGTTAATTCTAGCTTTCACGAATTGCCAAATGCCATTCCATATATCGATAAACAAGTTAGCGACTGCATGTAATGGGTCTTTGAATACGTTGGCCAAGAAATTAACAAATGCTGCGATGATGTTCCAGCCCAATGCAAATACATTATAAATAACAGATCCGAACGCATAAAATGCACCGACTACGATGCCTAATACACTAATATTCGCTTCACAGAAATAGTTAATAGCTTCTACCGCTAAGTAGATTATGACTATAACTGCAACAATTAATCCGATTATCCATGTTAAAGGGCACGCATATAAAGCGGCGTTTAATCCTTCTTGAGCTACAATCATTGCTAGAAGGGCCGCAGTTTCCGCCCAATCTGCTACAGCCTTAATCGCCATAGCACCTGCAGCGAGAATCGTTCTTCCGGCTGCTATACCGGCCTGGATTGCATAAAATGCCATAACGCCACCCAATACCATCATTGCTACATACATGATAGATGAGTGTTGTCTAACAAAGTTAGATAACGTGTTAAATGCCCATACGGCAGTGTTGATTGTTTCACCTATGACGCCTACGAGCCAATAGAATACCGGTGCTACTGTTTGAATAGCTCCAGTTACGTTATCCACTAACTCACGGATACCCTCACTATTAGCAAGGTCGGATATTCGCTGGAACACAGGCTCGAACGCCCGAATAGCTTTATTCTTAATTGACTGCATATGATCACCCCAAGTTTTAGGAAGTGACTCAAACTGCTTTTCAATCTCGGGCATATTAGTCATGATAGCGTTCTTGATTACATCAGCGGTAATCTTGCCCTCCGATGCTAACTTTTTAAGTTCGCCACGAGATACGCCCATAGTTTTAGCAATTATGTTTTCAATCATAGGCGCATTTTCAGCAATAGACCTAAATTCGTCACCTTGTAATTGTCCACTGGCTAGACCTTGCGTTAACTGAAGCATGGCGTTCTTTTGTGCTTCTTTCGATGCACCGCCGATAGCGAATACCTTTTGAATGCCTTCCATGAATTCTACGGCTTTTCTCGGGTCCGGGAACGCATCATGCGCGGATTGAGATACCTGGATTACAGCGTCCGCCATTTCCAAATACCCACCTCTTGCCCGCTGTGCGGATTCAAATATCTGCTTATTTAGGTAAATAGCGTTTTCCTGGCTACCGGCGACCAATTTAAGGCGAGCTTGCACCTGTGCCCATTCTGTAGCAGTATCTTGAATCGATTCGATAGCGCCTTTTATAGCGCCAATACCGTTCATTACCGTACTAGCCAACAGGTTGCCAGCAAAGCTGTTCATGATTCCACCCATGCTAGCTTTCAGCGTTTCACTAGCACTCGATACGCCGTTCATCTTATTATGTAGCGTATTCATGGATTGATAGGCCTTAGTTGTTGCGTTTGCGGCTGCGTTCATAGCATTAGGAATATTAGTAGAGAGGCTTATATAGTTAGAAAGTGTAGCCATTCATTACCCCCTTTTTGCCTTATTCATTTCTTCTTGCTCATCTTTAGCATGTTGCTGAATAAAGGCAATTACTACAGCCTTTTCATTCATGTCCATATCCGCAAAAACAGAAGGTCGCATATGGTATTTAACAAATGCCAGATATGCGAACATCGTTTCTGTTTCATTGGATTCTAGGAGTTTTTTACTTCTTTTACCTTGTCTTCCATGCCGACATCATAGCCTTGGGCTTCTGTTACTGCTGCCAAAAGGTCAGCATATTCACCTGGTGTGAGTATTGCTTTTACTAGCTCAACCGGTTCGGTAACGCCCCAGCTATCTTGAAGTTCCGCATCATAAAGATTAGGATACGTGATTGCCTTAGATAGCACATCTTCGTTGTATGCAGTTGCGTCGAAACGTTCTTCAGATTGACGAGTGATGCGGTCAGTAATACGCTTAGTGTATTTTTTACGCATTCTTTCTGTTTCTTCAGTAGCTAGTGTTTTAATTTTCCATGCTACTGGCTCACCATTCACTTTGATACGCTTAGATGCTACGTATTCAGTCTCATTGACTACATCAACGTTTTGTTTAAGAAATGCGCTTAAATTTTCAGCCATTGTAAAAACCTCCTATAAAAAAGGGAGCAAGCACTAGGCTTGCATCCCATCTAATTCATTAAAGTGTTGAACATATTTAACACCTTCATAAGTGAAATTATGTTCTTGCTCAATATATTTACCATCAGCATCGAATTCTGCTGCCGTTAATTCATCAAGGTTTACGCCTTTTAAAATAACGGAACGTCGACCAGCTTTAGAAGTTGGATCATGGTTAACTACTTGCATGTCAAAGTAAGTATCAACACCAGTCTTTAAGTATTTTTCAACCATTTTGTCGAACAATGCTGTGTTGTGGTAAATCGTTAAGCTACCACTATATTCAACAGAAGTGGACTTATTCCCGGCACCAATGCGGCCCAAAATAGCCACTTTTTCTTTGTTCTTTTTGATTTTTGCACTGAGTTTCTTAGCTTGGAACAGTAAGTATCTGTTACCGTTCTCCACCATATAGCAAGATGCTAATTTAGAGGAAACAACGTCAGCTGCATCCATCGTTTTCAATGCATCTAAAATTTCATTTTCCATACGTTATCCTCCTAGGCTACTACAACAGTCATGTACAATTTTTCCATAGCCACAGTTGGCTGTAGTTGTACGTTAACCAATACATCTTCCTTGTTATCACCTTGCGTAGGTACTGGGATGTCTTTATCATCGAAGTTTTGGATAGCTCGTACTTTTTGGTACTGTTCAGCAAGGTATACAAGGTCACCCCATAAGGACTCACGACCGGCTTGGTCATTAGGGGATTTATCAAGATGTGTTTTATTAAACAATCTAGCGCCGTCAACTGCCCAGTTATCCAATACACGAATGACTTGGTTAAGGGAGAAATCACGGCTTTTTGCTTTACTGAATTCAGTAAATGTATTAATGTCTTTCAATACACGAACGTCGCCTTGAATATTACCGCCAACAGAGTCAGTAACATTGTGGAACATAAACATGCCGTCTTTAATAGCTTGTTCAAGTTCGAACTGTTTGTATTTAACGTTTACTGTGTATTCACCATCATAGATCATGTTGCCCACTGTCGCGTTGATATTACAAGATGCTTCTTGACCTAATGTCCAATATACCAAGGATCCTTTTTCGGCGCCTTCATCGGTTACGTCATTAAGGATAGAAATAACACCTTCATAGTTGACTTTAGTTTTGCCATGAATAACTAATTGGAATTTAGCGCCGCTTTGTTCACGACAACGCTTAGTAAACGCAATAAACAAGTTTTTAATTGTGTCATCCGCGCCAGCGTAGCCCAATGTGTTGAAGTAGTAAGGTTCCAGCATATCGATACCGTCTTGGTAGTTCTTAACGGCAATTGCGGATCCGTTTGTACCACCGGATAATGCCGTATAAGCTGTAGCAGTTAATGCGCCAGTTTTAGTGAACACGATGTAATCGTTATCTTGTAATTCTGTTGCATCTTTCAAGTTCTTTTGAGTATCTACTACTTTACGAACATCGCCTGTAGTGAGGTAAGTAGTTACTATAAATTTACCTGTGTTATCTGGATCAGCTTGAACAGATACACCCAAATCGTTACCACGAATACCCTTGTATTTAGCTTTGCCGATTGTACTTGTAGCTTGCGCACCATCAGAATTTAAGCGGTAGAAGTAACCTGTTTTCAAGCCACGGAACAAATCACGTAAACCCTTCATTTTGTCATGGCCGTAGTCATAACCAAAGTATTTTTGGCAATCCTTTTGGAATGTGTCGTTATCCACACGGAATACTTCACCACTTGGGCCCCAATCAAAGGAGAGCATCATCGCACCATATCCACGGTCAGATACTTCTGCATATGCTCGGTCTTTAGATACAAAGTTAATATAAGTACCTGGCAATACTTTATTGTGGAATAAGAATGTGCCACCACCTAATGCCATATTTCACTAACCTTTCACAGGCGTTGTTAATGCCTGATTTAAAATTTTATCAATATCGCTTTCCGTATACATTTCATCCTCATTAAGAAGGCAAGTGAGTAAATCACGATACCGTCTGTATTTGTCAGATGCAATGATAGCGTAAGCATCAAATTGTTGTTCAGTCGTTACCTCGACTGTTTCTTTTTCATCTGCCATCTTTTACCCTTTCTGTTAGTTCCATGTGCTTCATACGTTCGATAGGTTTGGCCACTTTCCGTAGTATGTTCTCATACGTTACGAAGAAGTGCAGCACGCCATCTGAAATCTTATATTTCATTCCGGCCCCCATAATCGTACGTTCCCCAACTTGTACAAATTCAAGCATTTGGTACAGTACACTAGGAATATCAATGAGTTTTCGCGTATCAGTAACCACATCAAGATTATTGGCGTAATACATGATGTCTAAATCCAAAGAAGTATTGTAAAGATCACCGACATGTCTGCCCATGCTAGGCTCAATCACCTTGATATATGCACACGGGAATGTCATATTGCTTTCTTTGAATTCTAGGTATATCGGCACGTTGAGTGCCGTATGTACGGCTTTAGATACAGCTGTTAATACATCAGAATCCACCATGCTTTTCAATCCATTTCTTTAATGTAATTTCCATAATACGTTTAGCATTTTTACTGAGCGCCTTTTCAGCTTTCTCGTGCATGTACGCACCGTCTACCCAAGGCTTTTTCAGTCTACCACCTTGCATAACTCCGCCTTTAGACTGGCCTATCCACGGAAGAAATCTCCCAACTTCTTGCCGATGACCATCATTAAGGAACGAGGCGTAAGAGGACGTGTTAAACACCCTAACTCGTCCGGTTTTTTCGTTCAGTTGATATCTACCAACACTCCACGATTGGCGGGTATGCTCACTATCAAAATACTTTGTTTGTACTTTGCCGTTTTGCATGAATTTAACCGATCGTTTGCCGACTGGTGTATTCAATTTAGCTTCACGCACATACACGCTGGCCATTTCCTTCACAACTTGTTTGTTGAAATTCTGAAGACTGCCAGACTGACTCAGTTTAACTAAGCTACGATTAAATTCAGCAAATTTGTCCATATCAAATTCAACGCCCATGTCAATGCACCTCTAAATTTTCGAGCTGCACCTCTTGATGGGTATCATATCGAGCAGAAATCGAAGCACTGCGAAAAAGCTGCTTTGTATTTCGGCCTACAAGCTCGACTCTAGCTCCTCTCGGTATAATTGCCTCTGGTGCGACGAAAAGTACTGTAACGGTGCTAAATTTTGCAATTTCTGTGGGCTGTCCTGGGGAAAGCGTTTTATAACTGATTCTACAAGGGAATGGACCCTCACGACTGGATGTTTTATTCATAATACCAGTGCCAGGATCCATCGCATCCACTTCAGAGATAACATAACAAGTGCAATCATACAAACTTTCTAATTGACGTCTAGCAACATTTACCATCTTAGCCGTCGGAAGCATGCTAAATCACCCCTTCCGTAACTACTCAAAGCGGTCGCTAGTTCTTGGAGCCTGGAAGCTTTATCCGACCCTTTGAATTGGACTTCAGTATCACCCATTTTAATTGAACTTGCCATTTCCCCGTCAGCTTCAATCAATTTATTTTTATTTGTGGTGATATAGCTGCCAATTACACGATATACGAGAACGTGCTGTAATTCGCTAGGTAGTTCAACCTGATTAATATCATTGAGGATATGTTGCGTTTCCGCATTAATCACATACTCAATGATATTTATATCAGAAATTGCATCATACCCAAGCCACGATTCAAGGAGCTGTAAAACCATCTCTTTCGTGGTCATTGTGATCACCTACTATTTTTTAAACGTAGCTTTTACGACTTTAGATTGATTAGTCAACGCAACAACGTAGTGTTCGTTAGCAACGATTTTATCCAAACCTTTTTCAGGAACACGATCAGCTTCAATCATAACGTCGCGTTTGATGTAAATTGTTACTGCAGGTAATACAGGTGTACCATCTTCAACTTCTGCAGTTACGCCAACGATGAAGTTGTCGATAGTTGCGCCAGTATCATTGATGCGGCGAGATGTTACAACACGACAGCCTGCAATCATACCGATTTCACCAGTCATCATAACGTCATTACCGTATTTTGTTTTGTCGATGAAGTCAGGGTCTTTACGAAGTGTGGAAATTTGAGAAGGTGCTACGAACAAATATTTTTCTACGTAGTCTTCTTCGTTTAATTTGTCTACTGCGTTAACTACGCCAGCGTAGGAGATAGTTTTTGTATCAGTTATAGTAAGAGTCGCACCACCGAGGGCTGTTACTACGTCTTGGTCGATTTTGGAAGCCAAGGACAAACGCAATTGATGAGTAGCTTCGCCTACTGGGTCGCCATAACCGGACAATTTAGCTTCATCTGTGATATCTACGCGTTTCATTGCTTTTTTAACAGTAGCTTTAGCGACGGATGTGGACATTTGAGTTGCAGATACTTCTACGCCTTCTGCGATATCTTCCGCATCGCCAATGTAGCCCCATGCAGGAATGGTGATTTCATTTCCTGGTGCACCAGCCAAAGTGTCATCAATTTTAGCAATCGGTGTAAATTTAATTGCTTTTGGCAACCCAGCAGACACCATATCGGCCATTACTTGCGGATTAATTACATTAGCCGTTTTAGTTGGCCCATCTGCGAATGTTTGCAAATCAAAAGAGAATTGTTTATTCATTAGTGTTTCCTCCTGTTAATGAATTATAAAGTTCGATATTTTTGGAATATAACTCCGCGCGTTGAGAATATGTCATTTTTGCGAAGTCTTCTTTGGTTACTGTACCGCCTGCAGAATTTCCACCAGGATTGCCTGGCGCTACACCTTTAGGCGCAGATGCTTCACCAAATAAATAAGGATTAGCTTTCGCAACTTCAGCAAGTTGTTCATCTAATCCTTTGATTTTGCCGTCCTTTACTTTTGCATCTTTTAAATCCAATAGGGCCCGGACTGCAACGTTATTTTTAGCTTTTGCGTTCGATAATGCTACGTTCACAAGATTATCAATTTCTAACTGGGCGATTTTACCCTCGTATTCAGCTTTGCGGGTTTCTGCATCAGCTTTAATTGATTCAATTTGTTTCGCAAGCTCCGCATTATCTGCATTAGATTTTTTGAGGTTATCAATTTCTCCATTAAGAGTCGTTAGCTCACCTTTAACGGATTTAAGTTCCTCATTCTTAGAATTAAATTGATCCTTAGAAACATAGTTTTTGCCATAGTCCTCAACGACTTTAGCTGCCTGCTCCTCAGTTAATCCTAATGCTAATAATTCTTCCTTAGTCATAGTGACCTCCTTAAATAAAATACCCATTTCGCTTTATTTTCGTGAGCTACACCTCACGTCTACGGTCTTGTTAGTTATCGCCCAACAATACTAAAATGGCAATAAAAAAGCAGCTGTTAAGCTGCTAATTAGTTAATATATTGTTTTTCCCACTCATCATAAGTAATAGTGCCATCATAATCGATGCTTTTTTCTGCTTGGTTTCGACCTGTGCGCGTCTCACCTTCTAGCTCAGGAATATAAGGAATTGTTGTTGATCTACAATAACAATGAAACGGAGGAACAGTAATACCTGGTTTAGCATCAACTAATCTCACTCGTTTCCTATCCATTCGTCTGCAGATTGGTGATGTACGGCTATCTAAGGTAGCTAATATTTCTAACTCCTCAACTTCAAGTTCTTTCATGCTGTCAAGGAAGCCTTGTTCATGTACCCTTGCCGTCTCAGTTTCAACTAAGCGTTTAGCATTACTGTACGATGTCTTCATCAGCTTATGCAGATTATCTGCCATCGTATCCGCCCCTTGCCCAATAATAAGGGCCTGAGTAAAGTCATTCTGTAAATTTGCAACCAGCTTTGAGGTATCACTCCATATTCTACTACTAAAATCTTGCCCATCACTAGCCCATTGGCTATTAACGACGCTTTCGACACGCTTGCTATCAATCGTATTAATATTAGAATAGGATCCTCGTTGTGTCTGAGCAGTATATGCCGTTTTGTATACGGAAGATTGATACACATCTTGTAATAAGTCTTTAATTGAGACATTTTGCCTTTGGGATAGCATTTCAATTTCGTGAATTACATTTATGTATAGCATTTGCTCTCGGCTTAGTCGCTCGCGAATTGATGCATTTGATAGCATTTGTTGATGTTCTTCAGATACGCCTAGTTTCTTAGCTTCTGCCTTGAATTCAGCCAAATCCATTTTAAAGGCTTTCATCTCATAGGCGTTTAATAATTTCCTCGCTTCGGCTAGTTGAAGTCCGTTTTCTGTAGCAAAGCGACGATACCAATCGTTGATGGCCCTCTCAATCCGGCGTAATGCCATGGCATAATTAGCTTTGATTTCCTCATCAGTAAGATTGGCTTTTTTGAACGATTCATCAAGTAGATGCTCATATCGCTTTTCCCAATAATCATTCGCCATGAGCCTCACCGCCATTTGGTACAACAAAATCAGCTGTTATCTCAGATTGTTCTTTTTTCAATCTTTCTAGCTCTTCAGCAGCATCTTTTGTCCAAGGATGATTTGCAATAATAGTTTCATTGGATATAATGCCAACTGAATCTTTACAGTTTTTAATTGTATCGCCTTCATTGATAGGCAAGTCGCGATTAAATATGAAGTCCACTTCTTCGACTGTATCTTGATTAGTTAAACCCCGATACGTGTTAACGAACCACATTAAATCGTGCAAGCTAGATTTAAACTCTAGCTCCATTTCATTGGCATCTAAATCAATATCAGAGTACATCGACATGATGTTCATTTGGTTAGGATTATTCGACATGCGATCATCTTTAGCATCAAATCCTCGTCCATTTTCAATAATAGCCTTACGCAAAAGATTTATCAACAACTGATAGTTATCACTATCCACTTCGATTTTAAGTGCTTTTACATCACCATTGACGCCATCAACCGTGCGCACTTTAATAGCTCCGTATGTGGCTAGATTTTGTCGGAATTCGGCAAGATTCTGCCCGTCATAGTTCTGCAAAATCAAGATTGTGCTGCGGATATCCTCTTCCATGTTGTCCTGGAAGTTAGAAAGTAATCTATTTAGTGCATCTTGGAGTGATTTTACTTTGATAATAAGCGGTTGCTCGAATTCATTAGCTCGGAACATGATCAAAGGAATTCGTTTCCAGTTATATGGCTTATCATCAATGGCAAAGTTAGCTGTGTTTGTTTTATCTGCATCAGGAATTAGTCGTTCCATATCCCAAACATAATATTGAATGCCTGTTGGAGTGTAATACTCTACCTTATGTATAGTTTTAGTTTCCACTCCGGTGTAGTATTCAATATCGTAAAGGTACAAGAATGCATCCAGTTGCGTGTGTTCTTCATCAGCCCAAAATGGTAACACCTGATGCGGTTTCATCATTTTAAATTTAAGAGAGCCGTCAACACCAATATAAGGGTGGATATATGCCTTACCAGCCATAGTAGCGAATTTTCCAACAGACTTTAATAGTCGTTGGAATTGAATGCCAAATAACTTGTCTAATTCGTCATCATCTACATTAATATCTAATGGCTTAGATAATAAGTAATTAACCTTTTGGTCAACCAGATCATCGAATCGATTATCTACAATCTGATTGTTAGGCACACCTTGTAATGCAAGTTGTTTGCCGCCCTCACCAACAACATATCGTTGCTTAGTCAGAATATCATGCTTTCCATTGTAATAATCAATAGCAGTAACCATTGTTTTGCGTTGTTCGCTAGCTAAGAAATTACGAAGTTGCACTCGCAAAAATTCTCGCTCTGACATCGTAGCTGAACCTTTTATAATACGGTCCCATAGCTGAGATAGTATCAATCAAACGACCACCTTTCTACATTAATATCTTCCAAACCATACCGCATAGCATCCATAGCATGGTTATTTTCATCTTCAGGTTTTCCTGTGTATTTATCAAATCGATCTTTTGCCCATTGGTACGTGGATAACTCACGCAGCACGTTAACGCATCTTGGGTGAACAATTAATTCGTAGTCTTGTATTCTCTGAATACCGTTTAATATGCTGTCCTTGCCCTTGCGTGCCCTTGTTATCCCTTTGAGTCCTGCCTGGTAAAGTTCCTCAATAGATTTAGGCTCGGCACTGTCGGCTCGAATCTTTTCTTTCGCATAGCCCATGTCGATAACACGAGATGCTAATTGTTGATTAGTTAGCCCTGTTTCGTATAGCTCGTCGAATATGTAGATTTTCTTATTCTCTATATCAACTAGCATGCACACTAATGCTGTAGGGTCTACGGTATACCCAAAGTCAAGCCCAAACGCGGACTTTATACCTTCTTGGACTCTAATATCGTTAACATTAAAAGCCAATTCACGCCAATTTTCATATACAAGGCCTTCAACTACACCCCAGTTTCCAAGTCCTGCAACCTGGTAACGTTTGGGGTTCTTTTTCATCTCTTCAAAAAGCGATAAGTCTGACTCACTAAGAAATTCATTACACATGTAATTAGTGGTCAACGCCAGCACATTTGGACTAGGCTCATCAAAGAAACGTTTCTTTAACCAGTGCCTATCAGACCACGGGTTAAAAGTCAGAACTACTTGATGATACATCCCTTCAGGCAACTGTCCACGAATAGATTCATCAAGTTTGTTGAAGGCATCCTCGCTCATAATCTCGTAGGCTTCTTCTATCCAAAGCCTACACAACGCGCCAACTTCAACCGTGATAGATGTTACTTTCAATGGATCGTCAAGCCCACGGAACAGGATTTTTTGTCCAGTTGGAATGTAGGTGATTTCAAGTGGTGATACAGAACATTTAAAGTACTTCTCCACCTTTAATTGTCTCATCGCCCATTTAAGCTGTGCAAAGCAACTATCACGTAGGGTTCGCTCTGTCTTACGCACTACCAACCAATTAATAGCAGGGTTTTCCATTATCTCCACAATCACTTTTAACGATTGCGTAGACGACTTCTTGCTAGCACGACTGCCTTTGACTACTTTATAGCGGCCTTTGAACCTCCAAAATGCTCCATATCCTTTGCCGATGATATCGGGCAAATAGACCTTTTCACATTTAATTGGCAATATCATCACCGCCTACGATGATTACAGGTTGTACATCGATGGTTGTATCACCAGATAGAATTCGATGTCGTTTGGCCATAAGTTCAAGCGCCTTTAGTCTGGACCTTTCATCCGGAGGCTTATCCATGATACGAGCTGTTGACCATCCATCTCCCTGGCCTTCAATCACAACTGTCTTTTCGGTTGATAGTCCAAGTGCAATTCTTGTAAGCTCATATTCAACCTGTTTCGCTGTCATGATATTTTCGTCTAAATAAGCATCTCTAAGCTCGGCAACCCTTAATTTAATGTCATCATTAGTCATCAGACGACTACCTTGCATCTTAGCCGTTTTTTTAGAGTAACCAGTGCGAATAGCAGCCTGTGTCGCATTCATATCCTTGATGTACTCATGACAAAATTTTTCATGCCGTTTATTTTTTAATGCAGCCACTATCTCACCTCCTGGCTACTTCAATACACCTTTATTTTGTTTGTACTTACCACGGTCTTTATGCACCTTCGCCGTTTTAGTTTTGATTAAAGAATGTGAAGGTGCATACGATTTACACATATGATCAATATGAATACCATTTGCTTTGCACCAACCCTTAACATTGTTTAAGCATCTTCGCTTCTCACAATACACATCAGTCAATCGTATTCACCTCGCCTCCTTAAATTTGCATATAAAAAGACCACCTAACCGTTATAGATTAAGTGGTCTTTTCGTTTTAGTGTTCTAGGTATTCACTGTGTCGTTGAGAGAGATAGTATTTGTTTTCCTATTAACTCACACTATCATTATAAATTGTCAAGAATGACATGTCCATGACAGTTTTATGACAATTTTGTATTGAGCCCTATCACTCCCCAGAGAAGTACAGATAGTTCTTCTATTCCCCTTGCAACGTACCTATGAATAGTACGCACATCGGGCTTTTCAGGGAATGATTCAGCAATTTCTTCTAATGTTTCGCCATCGATATAATAACGTCGAACACATTCGCAGTATTTAAACTGTTTCTCACTGCATTTTTCCGCATAGATGTCAAGCATGTTATTAACGTGACGCATCATAAGCGCTGTTTTCTCTTTGCTTTTAACAATCGCGTTCACTCTAACGATACTATTATCGTCGAACATATCCGCCAATAATTCATTTAGCCATATATCCTCAGCTTGTGTCGAATCCGAGATAGCATTGTCTACATACGACTGCAGCTGACTGTAATGCTTTAATAACTTGATCGTGTTGTGTCGAAGTTTACGACCTAGTTGAGCATTTTCCTGCTTGGCTAATTCATAGTAAGTTTTGGTTGCCACCTCTGTGGCCAACCTTGTGATTTTCTCAATATCATATTCATTCAAATATGTTGCCCCCTTTTACAAGTAATTTTATGTTTTAGTCCGAATTTGTTTTTACCAACTTCATGAGAAATAACTAATATAATTAGTATTTACACCACAATAAGCCTACCTTCGCTATCAACAGGATACGGTTTTGTTTCTAAAACTACATACCCTGTGTTTTCGTAACCATGTTTCTTTTCCCATTTGCAAAAGACCGTTGTTAATTCCTTGCTTAATTCATCGATATGTTCTTTCTTCACATCCGATAAATATTCATCCGACCACTCGATAATCTCATCGTCAATACAGTTATAAACGATGTCATCTATTATTTGGTTACCATCAATTTCAGGATTAAAGAAATTTGGATGTCCTACCTTTATAGGCCGTTCTCCAGGTTTATCTGGATTGCATTCAAAGTAATCATCAATTGCTCCTTGTAATGTATTTTGCGGTTCTCCCACATATCCATAGTCATCGCTCCAACACCATTTATTCTTATCTTCAATTAGCATAATATACCCCCCAATGTAGTCTCTACTAAATCGCATTCACTTTGGCTTGTATAGTATTCCCTAATTTCCAAGGCTTTATTACTATCGAGCTTATCTTCCATTTCATCGTAATCTTTCATGGTTATCCCCGCTCCCAACAACATTGCAACACTCCGCCAACTTACCGTTAAGCCATGGCGTGCAGGCATCTTTACTAAAAGCGCTCCACGAAGTTGTCCCTTCATTCCACGTGAAAATTTGCCCATGCTTAAATTTTGCAAAATATCGCCTTTGAGAAATTTCCGGACATTTATCCCAAACAATAACAGGCGTATCAACAGGCACTTTCGTCCAATCCACAACACCCAAATATTCAGCAACATCTATCAATTGGTTGCGTTCCTCAAAGCATGTGCATTTTACAGGCACGCACGGAGAATACGCACGCAGATATTTTGTTTCATCTACGAAGAAAAATAGTGTTTCACCTTCAATTTCCGCTTTCCTATAACCGTAATCATACATTCTCTGGAATAGTTCATCTGTGAATTCTTTATTATTCATACGATCACCCCTTCAATCTTCACACCAAATCACAACATCACCGCCAGCCACATTCTCGGCGACCTCCTCGATATCAACCAAAGCTTCTTCAGTGATATCAAATACTCTTACGGTCTGTTTCATATCATATCGTTCTAACTGCTTAATTAATTCCGCTACCGTCATAATTCCCTCCAATCTAAATAAACGCCCTGTATCGCATTTAAAAATTATCGCATAAGGGTTTTTATTATAAAAACAATAAAATTTCATCCTATGTATAAAATTTTGAAAATTATAGCTATTCACGCCTACAGGAATATACCCATATTTTCCGTGATGTGTAAAATTACATAGTCTTCATCATCCTGAATAATCTCATCAGCCATAGTACCAATGAACTTTCGATTGTCATTTTCTAGCACGCCAGCAGCTTGCAATCCATCAAGAATGAACTTCTTAGCAAACGCTACATTGTCAGGATCATGCCTGGTTGAAGAATGCCATTCAAATAGTAGGTCTGCTTTCCCATTAACTGGCTGTATCTGCTGTGAAAGGCATTGTGCTTTAACCTGCTCGGTACACTTCTTTTTCATAGCTGCAGCCGCTATAGTAGAGCCACGCTCACAGTCGATATACTCATTCAATGTTGGGAACCGGGCATGGGTTTTCTTACGAAATCTAAACTGGCATCGCAATAGAATTTTCATCGGTGCGACTCTCCATTGAATATAGCCACAGCATATTCACCGCGTAGGCGGTCATACACCCGTTGACTATAATTCTTTTCAGTCCAAGCATCACTATAGTTCGTCGTAAGAATGATGGGTTTCATCCGGTTGTAGCGATCAATAATGATGCTTTCAACTTTAGACGGTACCCAATCAGATTTTGAGTACTCCGCCCCAAAGTCATCAAGTAATAGCAATGGAATATTCCGCAGTTTTTGCTCAAATCTTAGATAGGCTACATTGTCGCCTTTAGACAATGTAAGCATGGTATCTAATAGATTAGGCATTGAAATCATTAGACATCCTTTACCTAACGCCATAGCTTGTTTTAGGATGCTCACCGCAATCGATGTCTTGCCGGTACCAGCTGGGCCCCTTAATATGAGGCCCTTACCAGAATCAAGATTAGCTTTCAGATTATCAGAATACTTTTTAACCACGTCATATGCTTCAGCGTTCTCTTTTGGAAAACTACCGTGTTTGCGTAACCAGTCAAAATCCATATCATAATACCGCTTCGGGATCCCGACTGCGGCATAGGTGGTATTTACGTTTGTTTGAATGACTACTGGTTTATCATATATGGGATAAAAGAACTCATTTTTTACCGTGGACTCTTTGATATTCTTTTCCCCAGTCGACGTCTTCGTCCTTTCTCGAATTTTTTCGAGACACGTCTCTAGCATTGCTGTTACATTTGCTTGCTCCAAAATCCTTTTGCACCTCCTGCTTTAGATTCCCTGCCGTGACAGTTTCAACATACTTGATACTATTGCCACCGTTATCCGCTGTGGTATTAATAGCAACAATGACTCGTTCTTTGCCATATGATTCAACTAGATCATCTAACCGCTCTTTAATAGTAGGTGATACAACTCCAATTGATTTCATATACAATTCGTAAATGGGTTTATTTTTTACTTCTTCATCTTCAAACATAGATAGAGGATTTTCATTTTCACGCGCGCGCGTATCTCTCTCTATATTATTTTCTTTTCTTTTCTTTTCTTTTATTAGTTGATTTTGTTGAACATGTGTTAAATTTTGTTGAACATGTGTTAAATTTTGTTTTTTTGCTTTGCGAGACTCTGCACTTTTAAGGCCTGCCAACCTACGTTTTTCGCGGATAGTTTCCTCTTTCACCTTTTTAAATTCAAATCTTCGAATTAAGCTTGGCGACCAAAAATATTCGTCATCACAGTCCAATAATTCGTAGTCATGAATCAACAAATAAATTAACAAAAATGAACAAAATGAACACATTGAATTTTGTTCCAACACGTGTTGATTTTTGTTGAACACTTGTTGAACACTTGTTAAAATTTGTTCATTATTCATTCTTAATTCATTATCCAGAGCAACGAATGTATATTTTTTTAGTGGCAATTTATAGTCATCTGCTGCGGCTAATTTTTCAATCAATATCCACCACCAGGCATATGAAATCATTCCTAATTCTGAAATCATAGCAGCGATTTTAGGATCATTACTCGCATTGATGTCATGACTAAAGTAGTATGATTGATTTTTCGCCATATCTATCACTCTTCACTGTCATTAAATAAATTATCCTGGGCTCGACGTCCCATAATAAACTTTATGCACTCATCGATCAAGTCTTGAACGGAGATAGCGAATGTAGAGTCTGTATATTCAACATTTAACCAGTCCGTTTTAAATTTAAATTCGTTAGGAGTGTTCATATCAGACACGATACCTTCAACACCAACCTGGTTAATAAGACCTTCAATGTCGCCATACTTAAATTTAAATGTATTTACCAAAAATGGAATTTTAAATTCTTCCAAGAATTCAAAGTTCTTTTTCACAATAGACTGCAGTTTGCTGAATGCTTGCAGAAGTTCAGGACGTGGATCATCTTTAGATTTAAGGGTAAATACATCCGTAAGACCTGTGGCAGATGGTTTTTGGTAGGCAATACTGATGTCGTTATCTTTAATTTGAATTGACTTAATAATCATAATGGGCTCCTTTCTTGTTCTACGATTACTAATTTGCCGGTAGCAGCTTGAACGGCTTGTTTAAATGTTTCTGAATCTGAGTTACTATCAGATAAATGTAGTAGTCGTATGTCTTGACACTTAGTTAGGTCCATAGATTTTAGGAATTTAATAACATTTTCTAGCGAAAAGTGAGATTGAATTAATCGTTCCATTCGTTTTTCATCCAGGTAACCGGCTTCTACATGCTGATTTAGGATTTCATAGGAATGGTTGCATTCAACCATGATATGATTCACATCTTTAAATGTGTATCGGCAATAATAGGTGTCGGTAATATATAACAGCTTCTCCTCACCGTCAGAAATCAAAAAACCAACATTAGGAACGTCGTGTTCTAATTCAAAAGGTAGAATACTAAAATTACCTATCGTAAATTGAATCTTAGGCGTAATATAAATTGCTTTATGATGCCCTGCTATATATAATGCATCTGCAGTGTCTTTTAACATATATACACGATGGCCAAGCTTTAATAGATCGTTTACGGCTTTGCTATGGTCTCCGTGTTGATGCGTGAGCAACGTACCGCATAGATGTAAAAAATTAAATCGACAATACCGTTGAATTTCTTTGAAGGATAACCCTGCATCAAGCAATAGTTCATCGCCATTTGTTGAGGTTTTTATTCGGTAGCAGTTCCCTTTGGAGCTACTACCGAATGCTTGAATGCTAATCACAATTAATCACCAAACATATTGACTACTTTGCCAGTTTCAGGATTAACGAATTCATTAGTAGGTGTAGGTTCAATATCGATTACTTCACTATTAGCGTTTTGATTAATGGTTTCAGCGACTATATCGGCCGTATCAATGACCTTTCCTTCAACATCGATAATTTCATCTGCAGTCTGTAAACCCATTGAGATTTCAGGTGCTGTAGTTCTAATTAACCATGCTGCAGCACGATAACGTAACATTTGATCCGGCATAGTTTTCCATTTAGATCCCTTTTTGTCGTACCAGCCTTCTTGCTTGGCTAATGCGATTGTTACTTCAGGGCCTGCGATAATTTCATCTGAACCCTTTTCGCGAGTGTATGCAATAATACCTTGAGAGTCTGTTCCTTTTTCGCCAGTGGGTTTGTATTTTATAGCTTCAAATCGACCACATTGATTGAATGTTGCAATTAAAAACTTTGAAGACCAGCCAGGATTTCCATATACGATATATAAATTCTGCATTACCATTAAGGGGCTAGCATTCATTCGAGTTGCCATTTCTAATGCGATAATTGCATTCCCCATATTCTGCTCGCCCTGGAATTGTTGAGGGACCAATGTGGAATGTGTAAACATCTTTGCTTGTCGTTGTAACAGTTCAAATCCTTCTGCAGATTGAAAGCCAGGTAAATTTGTATGTTGCTTTACAGCTACTTCATTTGCCATTATGTACCTCCTATGCCACGTTTTCGCATACAGCGTGGATATCTAAATTAGATAAAATATTATGAATTTCTAAACGGCCCTTTTGAGTCCACTTAGTAGTAATTTTAGAATCTAAGCGACCATCACTTCTGCAGAATGTAAAGGTTTCGGATTTAGTGAAACCTTTTGACATATGCTGCTTGTAGAGGATCCATTGATCCCCCACCTTACGTTGTAGACCAGCTTCGTGCAAAATCTTATTTAGCTCTTGAGCGCTCATGCCGTAGTCAGCGGCGATTTGTGTGATGGTCAAGCAGGATTTGCTTGAGAGGATTTTATCCACGTAATCCTTGACCGGTTTAAATTCAGCTATCTGCTGCTCTTGCTGAGCGACAATAGCTTTGGTAGCATTGTGCGATTCCACCTCATTAGCATAAGCTCTTAGAGCTTCAGGTAAGGACTTGGGAATCGCCATAGAATACGATCCAGTTTTGCGAAGTTCAGGAAGTACATCGCTCGTAACCCAACGTTTAAATTGTTTAGCCTGTGGCAATTTAGATCCAAATACTAACGCATATACTCCGGATTCCGTGATAATGGTCATATTCCTATTTTGACCTGAGGTGGCGAGTTGCCATGTCAGCTTATCTTCTATATCAACATGAGCCTTCAGTGCATTTACTGAATCTTTATATCCCAAAGATTCAGCAATATCCTTGCCAACAAAATAAATTTCATTATCTTTAACAACGGTCCTGATTTCACCAAATTCAGGATTATTAAACACTTTTGTAATTTCGTTCATAATTAAACCTCCTCAACCGTTAATTGCGGTTTTGATTCATCAACGATCAATTTAATTGTTTGACTATTAACAGGAATAAAGTCAGTAACAGCTTCGGCATTATCAATAAACACCGGAGCATTAACTTTAAAATAGCTAGTCAATGCGTTAATAATATCTAAACCTACATTAATGCGTGCTGCGTTATTCATGCTGCGGTATGGCACACCTTTATAGGTGGTTTCACAGCATTCTTCGACATTGCCGTTTAGCATAACGTTAAACATTTTGAAACGAGCTAATTTAAACCTTGCGTTAATACTTTCTTCAAGCATATCAACCTTAGCTTTTACAAATTCATCCATCAGATATGATGCTTCATCGAGTTCGTTCTTTTCGGCAACAAGTTTTTGTTGTTGGTTTTCTAATTCGATAACACGATTTTCAATGTCATCAATCAATTTGAATTTATTCAATTCGGTCTCGAGATTTGCTTTTTTAAATTTCAAAGAAGAAAGTTCATTATCAAGTCTTGAAAGCTCTTCAGTGTCTGCACCTGGTTCCTCTTCAATCTCGAGCAAAAATAATTGTGCTTTTAAATCGGTATACGTAGGATCATCTTCGATATTAGGTTCAGAACATGCCTCATATTCTTCGTGTTTAATATCTCGCTCCTTGCTTTGTAGGGTAATGTCATCTATTAAGCCGTCAGCTTTTGATATCATAGTTTTTTGCTGCTCTTCGTAGTTTTCTTTTAACTTAGCAGCACTATCGATAAGGCCTTTCCATTCTTCAAGCTTTTTAGATTTATTAGCGTTAAATTCTGCCTCGAGTTTTTCCTGTTTATCCGCCGGCAATTGCTGCCCGCAAGTAGGGCAAGACTCTTTACTAAACTGCTGAGAGTTAAATGTGTCGAATTCAGACGTTAGAGTTTCGATGCGTTTGGCTTCTCGCTCAATTTCTTTATTAAGCTCGTTGCTTCTATCCATGCATCTATCTCTTTCAGCTTCAGTCGCCTTCAATTTAGATAGTGCCGTTTCGTATTCGCTACGCAAATGTTGTTTGCGTTTATGGTAATCGGATAGTATGTCTGAACGTCTGACATCTAATTGACGATTAATGTCACGAATTTTAGACTGCTTTTCTGTAGCACTAAAACCGTTTTTAATAATGGCCTTTTGTTTTTCAACATCATCAATGCCAGTTGATAAAGTTTTAATATCACTGATTAGTTTATCTTTATCAGCCATAACTTCAGGTTTATTTCGCACAGCTTCATCAATACGAACCGGAACCATATCAAGTTCTTTATTAATAGCTGTTTTCTTGCTGGCAATAACTTTACGTTGATCATCAACCGTCCGACCATCTAATAACTCTGCTAATCGTTTTAAGTCTTCACGGCTATTGATTACAGCAGCATCATCAATGTCGCCACACATTTCAAGGAGCAGCTTCCGACGATTTTGCCAGGAGTACGTCTCATTGAAATATAAAGGGTTAGTGATTAATTTGAAGATGCTTTCATCTACAAGAGAACTAACCATTTCTTTGTATTCTTTTTCTTTTTTAGGAACACCATCGACAAAATAATCTGTCGTATGACCTGTGAGGGTAACTTCGCCACCACGAGGGGATGAATACTTTTCACGATATACACGCTTAAGTTCAACTGTGCCCCCTTCGTCCAAAGTAAAGGTTCCTGTTACTTCATGATTAACTTTATGGATAGGTTCGCCCCCATCCAATGTTTTGATTTCAAAATCAGCCCTATCTAGGCTATCTTTGCCGAACAGCAACCAGCATACTGAGTCGAATACGGTGGTTTTCCCGGTGGCATTATCACCACGGATTACAACATCGCCATTAAGATTTATGGCAAAGGACTTTAGTCCTTTAAAATTTAGTAATTCTAATTTTGTGAGTTTCATATCATTCTCCTATACAACAGTGGCATCCACATCGATGGTATGAGGTTCAATTTTTAATTGATTAGCCCATTGCATTACCGTCGAATTAATCTGAGCATTCTTTTTGAGCTTTTCGTTCGCAAAGAGTTTCGCCTGCACTAAGTCGAATATTTGACGGCCTTTCTTTTTACCTTTATTGGCCAATTCTAGGCATGCGACCGGCTTCATAGCATCGTCGGTAACTAACACTATTGCAGTAGTCCCTTTCATGACTCTATCTCGATATGATTCAACGCAATTTTTTAACCGTTTACCTGCAATCATCAAATCAGCTGCAGTTTTAGGGATCATAAAATGCATCCCGTTTATATCTGCTTGTAATTGGGGGACTTCCGGAAGCATTACGTCACCGTATTCTTGTTTGTTGTAAACATTAACTACAACATCATGAAAGTCTTTTAACTTGCAGTCAGCATCCCAAACTTGAGATATATACCCCTTATTTATTTGACTATACATGTTAACGATATCATTAATATCTGACGATTCAGCATTTAACAGATACCTTAATAAATTGCGTTCCCCATAGCGCTTAGAAAGTTTAATCCACATATTCCGGATTTTTAAAGATTTAACACCCATGCATTCACCAAAATGGTTGGCGTCAAATATTTTTGCAGATTCATTATCTGAATCTTTGTTCCTTTTAAGAGTTAATATTGTTCTACGGTTGTTTTCGTCCTTAAAAATGCCCAGCACATCGGATAGTTTAACAATCATAGGGTCATTAACCATCATGCTACGCAATAATTTACTATCAGGAGCTCGGTGATAAGTCCGTAACGCTTCAAGAAAACCTATTCCTTTTTTAGTCATAGTTAATATTTCATCACTAAATGGAATATCACAAACTGTGCAGCGCCAATAAAACTCGCCCCATCTGATGTTGCTTTTAATTAACTTGGTAATAGGCGGCATATCAGGGGCAGAAATCTTTAAAGCCATATTGACTAACATAGAAAGTCCATATCCTCCATATTCATCAATAGAGTGTGGGATGTAAATGCCTTTTACCTTATATCCACACTGTTCTGTTAAGCGCCTTTCAAACTCGAGACGCAATGCTTTAAATAAATGAGCCAAACGTGATTTGTTAACGTCGTGCACCGCATAAGATTTGCCGATATATTTAAGCACCATCATAATTGGTCTTTCATGATCACGGATATAATCAATTGTCAAAGGATGTTTATTTTTGTATTTATCAATATAAATAGCCTGTTTGTTTTTAAAGTCAAATCGCAAGATTTCTTTGTAAGAGCCGTCCTTTGATGTGCCATCCCAATATAACTGGATGCCTTTATATCGTATTCGTAAATCAATGAAGTTCTTATAACTTAGAACGTCAATCTGCATCTCTTCAGGAACCACTTCGTGTTCACTGTTGGCCAATAAAACTTTGTGCATAAATGGGTTAGAATGAATGCCACAATTTGGGCAAGTATAGTACTTAGCCGCAGTATAATATCCTCTTCCCATATTGTATTTTCTATTCCAACTACCACCGAACGTATGTCCACAATCACAGTGATGGATTGTGGTGTACGAAGCATCATAACCCTTTTCAATTATGATGCTATCGAACATTTTACGGATGTATAAACTAGACACAGTTTCCACAGAACACCACCGCCTTAATCATCGAACATGGCAAAGATGTTCGAATTTTCTTCTATACTAGGCGCAACCGTTGGTTGCGTTTCATCTGCATTTGGCTTGCTATCAACTGGTGCAGGTTCTTTAGCTGTTTTAGTCTTACGTGTACGCTTTGGCTTTTCTTCCTTTGCAGCATCTTCCGTTTTATCCTTAGGAGCAGCTGACTTAGGAGGCTCGACCACATCAAAGGCTTTTACAATCGCATTGGACGCTTTCATAACTCCTTCTGTGTATGCGATACCAGCTTGGTATTCTTCAGCGTTACCAGGGTCCATTTCAATTGCTTTATGTAATATATCTAACGACTTCTTACATATGTCTGCTTGGCTTTTAAATTGTTGTTTAGCCATATTTAAGCCTCCTTCTCTGCCATGATGGATTTCAAATCGGTGATGAGATCATCCGTTAAAGAGTCACTAGATGGACGAGTAACACCATGCTTGCCAAAAATCGCAATCGCCTTTTTAGCTTTTACGCCATCTTCACCCATCCATGCACGGAATTCCTTATAAAAGGCTTTTTTATCTACAGGTTCGCCACTTACATCCAATGCAGGTTCAGGTTCTGGTTCTGGTTCTGGAACAGATTTAACCTTTTCTTGAACGACTGGCTGAGGTTGTGATTCTGCTTTAGGCGACGGATCAGCATCAATAGGAAGTACTGGAAGGTCGTCATCCGTAATTTCTGGAGTTTTCTGTTTTTCCTGCTTTGTAGCAGGCTTTGCTTTAGGTGCAGTTTCACACATTGCTTTTGTTACTTGTTCAGCAGGGTGCTTTTCATTATGACAATTACCGCAGCATTGATGGTTTAAAATTTCATTCCATTCTGCGATTTTAAGTGCAAGATCTTCTGTGTCATTGAATTTAATTGTTAAGATATTTTGATTTTCCATGATAGTTTCTCCTTTAGAATTTAAACAGTAATTCATCATCCACTAATTTCCCTTCAACAATTTTAGGGATTCCAATTTCCTGGAGTTTACGAATTACGCTACGGCTTTTAGAAATATAAATAGTGTTTCTTTCAATTTGTACTGCTGTTGGTTTAATTACATATGGCTCTGTTTCAAGCGCAGGCGCCACACAAATGACTTTATTATTAATATCTATACCAATCTTGAAATATTCCGGGCCTTTTAATTTTCTGTAAGCCGGCATTGAAAGTTTGATATAGCTATTTGTAGTCACTATAGCTACCTTTTGTAATGATTCTTCGAACAGGAGGCCTCATTGTGTTAGTACCCAAATTAGACCATCGAAAAACATTATATAAGCGGCCGTCACAACAAGAATAAATAGCACTCCAATTACATCAATATCGTCCATAATGCTCATCCTCCTTAAATGATTTATAAAGAATAGCTACTGCAGATACAGTGCATAAAAGCAACAGTAGCATAGTCGATGAATGCAACTCGTACCCTTGTACATCTGAGCCTTCTAAAATTCCAAAACATGTGGCCAGCATTATGCCTGCTAATTTTTTCATTTTTCACTCTCCTATTCTTGCTTGGCATCGTTTCCCTAGCCATGCATTAAACGAATCTAAATGGATCAATCGTTTACCTCCTCTGACCCCTATCTTCATCGACGGGAAATCAAAGTCAGCTGCCCATTGACGAATCACATCTTGAGGAACGCTTGCTAGTTCAGCAGCCTCAGCGACTGTTATGCATAATTTATTCCTGTCCACAACAATCCTCCTTTATATCTTTTTATAGATATTCATAAATTTTTCATGAATATTTTGTGTATTCTTAAATAATTGTTTGTATAATCACCTTAGAAGGAGGTGATTATATGAAAGCAACGATCAGACTTAATAATGGTGATTACATTTATATCAATAACTTGCAGCGCATTCAGCAACACGAATCAAGTTATGCAAACGCCGCTACTATCGAGAATTTTGAAGATTTCCAGCTTTATGATACACAATATACTTTTGTTGGAAACCTTACCCTTTTAGTCTCGGCCTCTGAAATTGCATATGTTTACTTCGAAAATTAATTAACGTAAAGGGCTCTATATTATTAGAGTCCTTTTTGGTATATTAATTGGCCTCGAATATCAACCATTTTTTTGAATGTCATCCACGCTAGCGTCGACTGCCCCTCTAAGTGCTTTTAAAATATTGTTATCAAGTTCTTGAAGCATTTCTTCTGTTTTTTCAATTGTGGTGTACATATTTCCTCCTTTACGGTAAAACCGTAATAAACTATAAAAAAATAATATCATCATAAGCGACATTGAATACCTGTTCTATCTTAGATATATTTGGCACATCTGGATAAGATCGCTTACGCTCCCAATTTCCCCAAGTCTCAGTAGATACGCCTATTTCTTTTGCGGCCTGAGCTTGTGTCCAAGACTTGGATGCGCGGAGCATTCTAAGTGTATACTTCATAAATTACCTCCTTTCTTATTAACATCACTTATTATCATGACTAGAGTATACTACGGTTTTACCGTAATGTCTATTAAATTTCCGTAAATTATCGTAAAATTTTAGTTTAAATATTGAATTTATTACGGAAATATCGTATTATGTTATTAATTATTATGAATTTATTATAGAGAGGAAATTTGAGATGAGTGATTTAGGCAATAAGGAAATTATGGCGCAAAATCTCCAAAGGCTAATGGATAGTCGCGGAATAGACAGAAATAAACTATGTGCTGATTTAGGGTTTAAATACACTACTTTAACAGATTGGTTGAAAGGCAATACATACCCAAGAATAGATAAAATTGAAATGATGGCAAACTATTTTCACGTGCCAAAATCGGAACTAGTAGAAAAGCAAGATAAAACCGAAGAGGAATATTACCTAGATAAAGAAACTGCTGAATTCGCTGAGTACTTGCGCACACGCCCAGGGGCTCGCATGCTATTCTCTGCAGCAAAAGATATTAGTAAGGAGGATATGGAGAAAGCAGTTGAATATATAGAACTATTAAAATTAAAAAATAAATAGTATATAAGGGAGAGTGTTAATTTGGTAGTTAATGTAATTTACTGTGATTTGCCACATGCCAACGCTGTGTCGGAGGAATGTGAAGATGTGGATACCCATAATATCTACATAAATAAAAATCTCCCCCATGATCGCATGAGGGAGGAAATTAAACATGAATTAATTCATATTATTAATGATGACTTTTATTTGGATAAGCACGTGGACCTTGTCGAACAGATGGTCCGCAGGAGTAAAGTTGAAGACTCTGAGCTGGAAAATATAGATTTCTACCACCATTATTTATCAGCATTATAAGGGAATATTTAAAGGGAGATTTAAAAATGAAAAAGACTTTGTTAATTACTACTATGTTTGCCTTAGTTGCCGTAACTGGCTTTGCTAGAACTGAAGTGTCTCATGATGACTTTAAGGCTTTAGACGGCCCTAAAGTATTAGTTCATTATGATGATGGAAGCACTGAGTTATTAGACGAACAGGAATATCTTGAACGCACTATTAGTATGACACAAGAAGAAATGGACGACTTACACAAAGTCGACGAAGGTACTAAGAAAGCACTAGCAAACCGACAAGCTGATATCGAGATACTCCGAACTTATCCTGGAGAGGTTCAGCAAGAACCCCCTAAGAAAGAAAAGAAAAAACATTGGTATGACGATGTATTAGAGTCACTATTTTAATACACGCACAAAAACCAATATGTAAATCCGAAAAAATTATATATACCAGAGGGAGGTTTTGTATGGATTTAAAAAAGTCAGAAAACAAAGGGGTTTTATTGTCGAAAATAACGGAGCTTGCCAGTAACATAAGTGCGTTTTTAAAAAACATACTAGGTTCAGATCAACACAAGGCTGCCTTGCTCTATTATTGGCTACGTAATTATTTAAGATATATAAAACAGGAAGAAACTTTTGATCCAAAGTATTTTCCTCAATTTAAACCTGGAGATATAGTTAAAGTAGACTTAGGCTTTGGGATAGGGTCTGAGTTCGGGGGTCTTCATTATGCGATAGTACTTGCACCTAGTAATTCTAAAAGCAGCACAGTCACAGTTGTCCCTCTGCGGTCTTTGAAGCCAGGCAAAGAGAGTTCCAAAATACTATATAAAACAGATGTTTATTTGGGAACAGAATTATTTACAGTTCTACTGGATAGGTCCGGAAAGATGTTAGACAAATGCGAAGAGTACGTGAAGGAATTCGAAAATACTGACAAAAAGACGTTAACGGCTAATGATGTTAAACGCTTTGAAAAACAGTTAGCTGAAGCCAAAGACCTACTTGCTAAGCACGATATAATCATGAAAGAAGTGTCACGGTTAAATGCAGGCACCGTTGCCATTGTCTCTCAAATAAGGACTATAAGTAAAATACGCATACAAAATCCTAGATATCATAAAGATGCACTTTATAATATGCGAGTAGATAAACATGTGACTGATAAAATTCGAGCAGTTATAAAAGAGTTATACAATATAAAGTAAACCTGTATTAAAGATAAAAACTGTTGATTTTTTTTTACATCCATTCTATAATATAAGAACAAAGGGGTTTAGCCCCAAACTAAAATCATTATAAGCGGTTTAGCCGCAACTAAAGATGAGGCCTTGTTCTTATGGAACAAGGCCTCAT